TCCTTCTCAAGAATCAAATACAAACACCACGCCCAAACCAGGCAAAATCTCAATATACGTTCTAAAGAACAGAATCGGTAATACCTCTTGCCAAAAATCTAAACACAATCAATACATCACCTGGTTATGACAAAGACAACAGAAGAGGTGGGCAGCCTACAAAATATGCAAGCTGAAAATCTTCCGCAATCGATCTCATTAGTCCTATGTTCTGATTGCCAAAACCAATAATGTTTAAGGCAGTCGTCGGATAGGACGGATCAATAGTTGCAAATGAATTGGTAACTGAGAAATCAACTATCGAAACTCTCTCATCATTGTAATACGGGACTAGCCACATATTGAAATTCTCCCCACTGGACCGCAAGTAAATACCACCAGTACTACCTGAAAATGAGGTAGAAGTGGGGGTACGCCAGTCTGGAGTGTTGTTGGTACCATTACCAATATAACTAGTACCCTGGTTCTTCACCAACGTTGCAAACACCTGAAGTGTCACATTATTGTAAAAACCAGTACGCATACCTCCTCTAAAGAACGCATACATCAAGGCAAAATTACTTATACAATCACCACCAGGAGCAGTGGACGTAATCGCCCCTGAACCGGTAGTGGTAGCACCCCAAAACCATGGAGAAACAGAAGTAGCACCAGTGATATTCGTCCACGTCGCGTAAACTAACTGATTTCTGTTCATAACTTGCCTAATTGAGGATATATGCTCACCAACACACATCATGTCCGCAGCCAAGGTCATCCTCGGGACCTTCTCCCCACCAATCACTTCCTTCAACAGCACACTCTTGGCAGGAGGTGGAGCATCACTATTTCCAATCATCAAAACCGGGTTAGTATTCAAGAACCCAACGGGCTGTGAGAACTCGAAGTCATCACCGGCACAAGCATACATTAGAATCTGAATTGAAGAATTACATGTCTCAGGGGCTCGAAGCTCATTCTGGACCTGGACATTAAACCAACCCATATTCTGTGATTTCGTAAGCCAAGTCTGGGACACTAAGAATGGCAAAGTGAACTCAATCTCACTACACTCCCTAATATCAATGTAATGACGAAGAGAGTAAGTTGTGTCAGCCGGAGCAGCGGTAATATTAGTGCCTGGAGACCAAGTAACAATGAGTCGACCAGTGTGATAATCTGTCTTTATCAGCTTCAAATGGATCTTGATGGAACCTCTCCACTGGCCAAAGAAATTAGACAGATACCACAATGGAGGACCAGACGAAGTTACAGCAGTCTTAGTGCCACTACTGTAAGAACCAGGAAGATTAAGCAACTGTGGAGATATTTGCTTAGAAATGATACTAGTTGTAGCTGGACCCCAGGTATAAGTATTGATATATCCCTTAACACCAAGCAGGTACTTCATTGACATTTCATCCTCAGAACGTATGGTAATATCCTCAGCTACTGATAAAGCTGTATCCTTACTTAAGGCCAGCGGCACAGACATGTCAGTAGAATCACCAACAGCAGTATACTTGAATGAGTCCATTTGGATGTTAACTGGATGGTAATCCGCAAGAGGCTTTGAATGGCCATAAGCCGAAGCTAGACCACGCGATACCTCAAGCGCCCATGAAGCAGGACCAGCATAAGCAGCCAGAGCAGGAATAGTAGACAAACTCGAAGCAACTCTTCTTGCAGACATAAGACCTTTGGATATACTCCCTGTAGTGGAGGTCGTTTTCGCCTCTTCAGAGTTTGGCACCATTGGAGCCATAAGTTCAACATCCACAAATCTATAACTCAAAGTGACATTACATGTCTGGGCCCCACCCCCCCCAACTTGGAGAGGCGAGAGAACATCCAAGTAAAATGTTCCCATAGTGTAATTGCCAGTATTAAGGTCAAGATATGAATGAGGAGCCACATATGGTATGGCCAGCATCTGACTGGTATCTCTACAATCAATCTCAATATTCGGCTGTTGGGTGGTCTGGGCTAGACTGTAATTCCTAGTCGCTATAGCACCAGCAGACAAATACTGTGTCATTGGAAGAAAGTGAAGCAATAGTCTGCCCTGTTGAAATGGGTAGGCATTAAGCTTCACAGTAACCTCTACCTTAAATCTGATGAGGTTTATGCCATATAACTTATTGACATATTTTCCAAAGACCATCAAAGCACTGGATGGGTCAAAACTGGTTATATTCGTCCCAGCTGGCTGACCAGACACATTCCACGTAGCAACTGCTAAGATATTATCTTTTTCGAGAAAACTCCTAATATCTGATGGAGTTTTTGGTAGCGCCAATTCCGGCGGCACTGAAAAATACTCAGTAGCCACCGTACCTTGATCAACCACTACCGTAGTAACGTGAGTTTCTTCTGATATAGGTTGTTCCATGTTACCAATCATTTTGGGTAACGCGCATCCTTCTGACGCTAGGGATCTCATCCCTTTTCCGATATAACAATGTTGCACTTCTTTAATTTGATTTAACTTATTCATTTTGTAGAAGCATGTAGGGTTCTTCCCCCCACTCTGGTTATATTTAAAATTATTATTTGAATTTACTATTTTTCCACACCAGCTACCGCATGCCCAATCGGAAGGACATTTGGCCCAGAACGTATTACTTCACATACGTCCATCGTGCACACTCTGATTATTCGCCGTGCATTGCGAATGTTACCAATGTGTATTAAATAGGGTCTACAAAACCGTGACCATAGCTTGGAGATTTGCGAATATTCATACAGGGACACTTTAGACTTATCATTACCTCTAGGGCACCTCTTTTAGTCTTTAGCAAGTTTGTATTTAGTCAACGACTTATAATCTCCGTTGTGCGAGTTTAGCGTCATCCCGGGACGGCTGCACAGTATATTTAAAGCCCCCTGTGCAATGGGGCGGACAGCTCTTTAAGCATCATCTACATCTGGGATCTCGGTCGAAACCTGACCCCATGGCAGATATGCAGAATTAGTCACAAAATTAACTGCAACAAAATAATCAAGATATGGACTTGAGAGAGTGTAACCGATCTCAGCCGCTCTAATCTTGAGGGCTTTCACAAACGCGGCATGTTCATGTTGGCCCCTCATGGCCTTTTCCTGTAACTGAGTATCAAGAGTCTGATCAAAGTACTTCATGTCATGCTCATCCCAGTAAAGAGCTCCAAGAATAGATTCCTCGGCTAGGATGGCTAACCATCTACCAAGTTTATAATCATACTTGAAGTTCCTCTTGACGATTTGGATCTCATCAAGAGATCTCCACTCTTGAGTGAACTTCTCTGACTTATCAGAGGGGGTATATTTAACACCAATTTGAGCCATGTTCTGTTGTATCTTGAGACAGTTGTAACCAGATCTCTCCTCCTGAAAGGCAACAATATTATCATCGCCTAAAACAAAAGTATGAAGATTCTCCTCTTCATATGCCAAATCAGGTTTAGGGTGAACAGCGACATCATAATCAAGCTGCGGAACACCAATATGATCGCACCAAGATATCAGGTATGAATATCTATTCATCAGTGAATTACCAAAACCACCAAAGAACTGTGTCAAAGTACCACCAGAGGACAATACTCCCTCAAGCTCAACCTCTATGCCAATAGGCTCACCATCATCATTTTTGACGATAACAATGTGCCTAGGATTTGCATACATATCAATTCTCGTATCCCTTGCTCGATGCTGCGCCTCAGTGGCATTATAATAAACATGACGACAAAATGCCTTCAGCTCAATATTAAGCCACCTGAAGAAGTGAAGATCAAACTCCTTGAAATCACCATCACACAACAATTTAAAGACCAACATGATCTTCACCATAGTATCAACATCCTTAGAATATGGATTGACACCCATCAGAAAACCA